AGAGCCAATCACTTCATTTGAAAGTAGTTCAACGGAAGCATTGGTAGCCTCTAACATGTATGAGGATGTCGTTAGGTCGTCTTTGTGTATATGTAGATGGAGATTTGCTACAGAACAGGCAGTTCTTAATCAATTAACAGATACACCTACAGGCAGATTTGATATAGCACATCAGTTACCAAGTAACTTATTGATGCTACATGCCGTTACAATAAATGATAATAAAATACAGTACACTGTATATGGAGATAAAGTTTTCTCTGACTCAACTACAAATGATACTTTGATAGCTGACTATACTTATAGAGCAGATGAAGTAGACTTTCCATCATACTTTTCTCTTGCTGTCCAGTATTCACTAGCTTCAGTATTTGCAACAGCAATAGCTAGAGATGACAAGCTAATGGAAATGATGGAAGTAAAAGCAGAAAGATTAATGGCTAAAGCTAGAAACCTTGATGGTCAACAGCAAACATCCAGAGTATTATCTACCACGAGGTTTAGAACAAATAGGTTAAGCTAATGGCAAGGATTAGAATACCACAAAACAGTTTCCAATTTGGTGAGATTAGTCCTTCATTAACATCAAGAACCGATTCACCTATATACAAAAACTCAGCAGAACGAGTGCGTAATTTTTTTATACGTGGTGAGGGTGGTGTTACTAAAAGGCCCGGAACAAAAAGATGGCATAACTTTGGTAGCAGTCCATCTTATGATTCAGGCCTTAGGCAAACAGTTCGTATAGAACCTTTTTCATTTTCAGATGATGAACAATACATAATAGCATTTAGCAATACACGTATAGAAATATTTCAGGTTAGTCCAACTACAGGTGATATATCATCTATACAAGCTCTTACAGGACAGTCTTGGTTAGTTAACACAAGTGCTGCACCATATCTTGAGGAGTATACTTTTGCACAACAAGGTGACGTTATGTTTATCTGTCATCAAACAGTAGCACCAAGAAGATTAGTAAGGACCAGTCTAACAACATTTACAGTTGAAACATTTAACTTTGAATCTTCTGTTAACAGTGAACATGTGTTTCAGCCTTATTATCCTTTTCAGGCACTAGGTGTAACTATATCTGCTAATGCTACAAGTGGAAGTGGGGTAACGTTAACAACTAGTGCTGATTATTTTACATCAGATCATGTTGGTGTGTATTTAAAGATAGGTAGTGCTGAGTGTGAGATAACTGCATTTACAAATGCAACTACAGTTACAGCAACTATTTATGGAACACTAAGACAACAGTTAGATATAAATGCATTTAAATCTACGGAAAACAGTTCTACTCTAAGAATAACTCATGCGTTGCATGGTCTTGCAGTTGGAGCAAGTATTACTATTGAAAGAGCAGGTACTATTGGTGGTGTATCTATAAATCAAATTAATGGTGGAAGAACTATTACTGCTGTTATAAGTGAGAATGAGTATGAAGTTACTATGGGAGCTTCTGCCAATGCTTCAGAAGATGGTGGTGGTAGGCCTAGAATTGTAACAGGTGCAGCTACAACTGAATGGCAAGAACAAAGTTATTCTGCTGTACGTGGTTTTCCTGCAGCAGTTACCTTCCATCAAAACAGATTATGGTTTGGTGGCACACTAGCACAGCCTGATGGTATATGGGGTAGCAAGTCAGGACAGTATTTTAACTTTGATGTTGGTGATGCTGAAGATAATGATGCATTGGATTTAACCGCAAACGTTGGTGAGATATTTACTATAAGACATTTAGTATCTAATAGAGATTTACAGGTGTTTACTACAGGTGCAGAGTTATTTGTACAAGCACCGGTAGATAAACCAGTAACACCTGCTAATGCACAGATACGCAGACAGACACCATATGGTGCTTCATTTGTAAGACCTTCTGTATTTGATGGTGCTACATTGTTTATACAAACAACTGGCTCGGCTTTGAGAGAGTTTTTATTTGCAGATGCTGAACAAGCTTATACTTCAGTAGCTGTGTCAAGCCTTGCACCTCATCTGATACTTAATCCTGTGCAACAAACATCTATTAAAGGTGCATTAAATAGAAGTGAATCATATGCTTTTCTTTTAAACAATGATGGAACTATAGCTGTGTTTTATTCTATTAGAGGAGATAACAAAGCAGGATGGACATTGTGGGATACAGCAGGCAAGTGGCACTCAATATGTAGTGTGTTTGAAAGATTGTTTGTAGTAGCTTCAAGAGATGATGGTTCAGGAACAGACAAGCTTTTCCTTGAAGAGTTTCAGGTTGATATGCCTATGGATTTTTGTGATGAGTTTAGTGCAACAAGTAGTGTGTTTAGTGGTTTAACATCTCATTTTTCAAATGATGCTGTTGTCAAAGCAATTAGTGGTAATGATTATCTTGGAGAGTTTACAATAGCCTCAGGAGAAATAGATGCATCATTAGCTAAATCAAATGTGTCCACTGGCTACATAGGTTATGCATTCGTTCCTCTCATCAAGACCTTGCCAGTGGATGCAGCTATTATTGGTGGGCCACTTACAGGAGAGCCTAGAAGAATTAGTAGAGTTGTTTTAGATTTGTTTTCTACTCTAGCAGTTTCAGTAAATGATAAAGATTTAGTTTTTAGGAATGTAACTGATGATATGTCAAATGAAAGAGTACCAGTTACAGGCAAAGAAGAGTTTAGATTAATAGGATATAGTCGTGACCCAAGAGTGAATGTATCACAAAGTTATCCTTTTAGTTTAGATATTAATGGTATGATAGTGGAGGTAGCATTCGGATGAGTTGGTGGATGGTAGCAGGTGCAGTTGTAAGTGCATATGGTGCAATGCAGGCAGGCAAAGCAAGAGCAGCAGAAGCTAGGGCACAAGCGGCACAATTAGAAGAACAAAAGAAAGATGCCAAAGTAACTGCAATGCAGGAACATAACATACGAATGGAAAATCTAAACGTTATGCTTGGTGTTAATGCATCATTAGCAGGTGTTATGGGTAGAGATGAAGACAGATCGCTTTCAGCTATTAAACAAAAAATATTAAAAGAGGCAACAACATTAGAAGATAGGGCAAGAATGCAGTATATTAGTGATCAAAGCCAACGATCTATGGGTATACAAATAGCAAATATGAGAGCAAGAAACGCTAGAAGAGCAGGAACTATATCAGCTATAAGTAGTTTGTTGAGTGCCGGTAATCAATACTCAAAGATATCAGGGTCAGTTCCCACAGCTTCTGTAACAGGTACAGGCCCTTTAAGGTTTAATCCTAGAGTTACAAGTGGAAGTGGAATATACACATAATGGTAGAATTTCTAAAAGCAAAACCTACATCTTTTGTTAATAGACCTAGAGGTATCATTGATACACGTACAGGAGAAAGTCAAGTATATGAACAGATAGCTAACCTTGGTGATCAAATGTCAAGGATGGGATTTGAAGATGCAGTGGTTGAGCAAGAAAAGATTGGTAAAGACTATGTTGCTTCATTGCAAACAAGAGACGAGCAAGGCAAGTTACAATTTGTAGCATTGCCTGAATCATTAAGTAAAGTTGCTAGAGATGCAGCTACACCACAACTAAGAAAAAGATATGCTAATGAATTGCAATTAGATACTAGTAATAAGATTGCTGACTTACACAGAACATACAAAGATGATCCTGTTAGCTTTGAGTTCCAATCTAATCTATATATTACCGAAACTGTTAATACTCTACGTGCAAACGGATATGGAGAAGTAGCAGGTGATTACGCAACAAACGCAGCAGGCTTAGTTGTACAACATTCAAATGATTTAAAACTTAAAGCTTTTAAGAAACAAGAAGAAGCTGCTAACGAAAAGCAAAGAGTTATTATTGATAATCAAATACAAGATTCTTATGAGAATAGAATCGGTGGCAAATCTAAAGAAGCAGATGAAATGGACAACGCCGTTCTTGCTTCATTAGATGATCTTATAGCAAGGGATGTTGTCAACGCACCATACTACAAAGAACAAAGAGCATTGGTTCTTAGAAATAAGAAACAAGCTATTATGGAATTACAGTTTCAAAACTTTAGTGCAGGACAAATGGCTGCATATAATAGAAGTCTGACGCTTGGAAAAATATCTGATCGAGATAAGGCTCTATTACCAAATCTAACTGATCAACATTTTATAGATCAAAGAAAGGATATGAGGCCTGAGGATATAAGGGTTTTAACAGCATGGGGTTCTACAACCAAAGGAAGGTTTTCTGATGGCCTTTCTGAAAAAAAGAAAACATATGAGATTGATAACACAGCAAAACAATGGAATAGTAAAACACTATCAATTAAATCAACTAAAGTTAGCAATGATTTAGATGCTGTCGTTGGAAATGAATTAGGTCTTGGAAGAAAAGCAACACCTAATGATATTCTAAATGCAACACAGCCACAAACGCAAAAAATAATGGAAGGGCAAAAAGGTAATGCATCTGTTCCTACATCTATTAAACAAGTTATAGGAAATCCATCTATAGCTATAACTAATATTAATAATAAACTAGAGCAAGGCAATCGAGAGGGTGCAGAGTCAGCTATTAATAATTTAATTAATATAGCAAAAGTTTCTAGTGGCCTTATAGGTGTAGACAAAAAAGGAATTGGGAGAATTAAAACTGTTGAAATATTATCACAAAGAGATGGCGATGTTGTAAAAGCATTTCAAGAAACATTTAAAACACCTGAAAGACGAGATGTAGTAGATGCAATGGTAAAAAGTAAAATCATTGAAAGCGATGATTCTATTACAGATGAAAATTATAGTGCATCTAATTTTTTTAAGAAAAAGATTAAAGGATTAGATTTAGATTTAGATGGGTCTGAAATTCAAGAGCTTGTACCAGTAATGCGTACTGCATTAGAAGCAGAAGGAGCTACTATTGAAGATGCTTTAGAAGTAGCAGAAAAGTACTATGAAGCTGTTTATAAATCACATCCAAGTAATTATAATATAAATGAAAGAAAAACTGGAACACCTGATAGAGGTGGTATTGCATCTTATTATGGAGATAACACAGACAAAGTAGTTGAGATTATTAATAATAAATTAAAAGCTGATTTACCTGATGATACTGAAACAAGTTTCTTTGGAATGTTTACAAAAAAAGTAGATTACGAACTTGGTGAAAATGCTTTCTTATTACCGGATAGATCAAATGGAAACAAACGTTCTGGAAGGTGGACAGTCGTTGATGCTGATGGCAAACCACTTACTAACGAATTTGGTGTTATTGAAATAACAACACAGGATATAGAACTATCATCAAATATTATTTTAAACGAGGCTAAAGAAGCTATTGCTGATGAGACTATAGGTAAGTATTTCAATTGGTGGAATAACTTTAGTTTTGATACAGATATACGTATTGAAATGGGTGAAATAAAAGGAAGTAAGTCGGTTAATTTAGACGCACCTGCACCATCAATTGATACTTTTGATGATACGACTAAGAAAAAATTTATGTCTACTGATCTTTATGTTCAGCCAACTGGTTCTGAGATGCAAGAAAATATAGATATACAGCCTGATGCTATGAGAAATATTAATGATGCAGTTGACGAAGCAATAGATACTGTAGACAGGACTGTAGTACAGCCAGTTATTGAAGGTGTAGAAACAGCAATTGATAAAGCAGGTAAGCTTAAAGACATTGCTGTTAATAACATTGTTAGTTTTTATAACAAAATGAAAGCAGAAGGTGCTGAAATATTAAGAGACACACCTGAGTTTATTGAGATAGCACAACTTGCTAATGGTCAGGTAATTGATGAGCTTGTGAATAGTATAACTGCAAATAAACCAATCAATGCACATGTGGGTGCAATAGAACAATTAATTAAAGATGAGGATTTTAGCCCTGTACAATATCAAGATGGTGCAGGAAAATCTGTTGGATATGGGTTTGCTGTTGCAGCACTTGAAGATGACGAACGTGCTTTGATTAAAGATATAAATAATATTAAAGAAAAAGAAGCTAAAGCAATTATAAATATTAAAGTTCAAAAGATAGCAAGAAAGTTTGTCAGGGATGTTCCTAATTTTAATTCAATAGCAACGACAAGGCAGATTGCATTGATAAATTTTGCTTATCAACTTGGTTATGAGAATGTAACAAATCAAGGCAAAGACCCTAAGAAACAGTGGCCTAAGTTTTTTGTTAGTTTAAAAGCTGCTGCAATTGCACCAGCAGGTTCAAAAGAAAGAGATGAACTGTTTGCTGAAGCAAGAAATAACATGGTGTATAATTACACATCTAAAGGTAGATTTTATACAGATTGGTTTAACCAAACTCCTAACAGAGCAAAAAGAGTATCACAAAGCATAAGAGGTTATTAATGTCTGAACTTTTTTACAGGTCATCTGATTACAAAAGTTTTACACCAAGAAAGTTTGCAAGACCAACCCCAGTTTTTACAGAGTATCAAAAGCATGCAGACATTATAGAACCATCCTTTGGTGAAACATTTATGGGTCATCTTGGTTATCAATGGATGCCAGTTACAAACTTTATACAAGAGCAATTAACATTTACTAATCAGGATGATGATCCTGATTTTAGATGGCAGGATCAAGAAGAAACAGAATCATATTATCAATACGTTGAAGAGTTATCACGATCTAAAAACAGAGAACATTATGATTTTATAATGAGTAATATTGATCAAGGTATAAAACGTAGAGAGGTTATGGATAGAGGTGGATTGTTTCCTGCATTAGTAGCAGGCTTTGCTGATCCACTTAACATAGCATTTGCATTACCGGTATTTAATGTAGGGCTTAAAGCTGCTTGGGCAGCAGGCTCTGCTTTAGGTGTTGCTAAGTCAGGTGCTAAAGTAGGTCTTGGATTTGGTATTGCATCAGAAGCAATACGAGCACCATTTGATCCTTTGAATACTCCACATGAGGTTGCTATGAACATAGGTGCATCTACACTTATGACTGGTTTACTAACTGGTGGCATGAAAGGTATTGCTAATACTTATTCAGGTATGAAGCTAAAAAAGATTAATGATGCAATAGCTAAAGAAAAAAAAGGTGTAAAGCCTACAGAACCTGAGGTCGTTGATCCAACCACAGGTCAACCTGAAATAAAACCTGAAGTCAAACCAACAACTAAACCAACAACAAAGATTAAATCATTATCAGAACTATCAGATGATGAAATACAGTACAGATTTGGTGAAGAGTTTAATGTAAAGAAAATAATTACCGACCCAAAACTTGTTGAGAAATATAAGATTGATGTTGATAAACCTAACATTTTAGGGAGGCATGTGTATTCAGATGAGGGTGGAACTGTATATGTGGATATTACTAGGACAAAAGATAAGTTTCGAAGTCTCAAAGAAAAAGCCAAAAACAAAGAAGAAGGTTTTGCAGAGCTAGAGCGTTTAAGAAACACAGGTAACTATTCTGAAATATCTTATTATCAAAGTAGATTTATGTTTAATAACATTGATAGATTTACTGATGAAGATCAGTTTGTAGACTTTGTTTTATTTCACGAGATGATGCATGGTAAATACAAACAAAAGCCAAACCAAACACTTAGGGCATATGAAGATGAAATAAATGTTAATGCTTTAGACAGATCACAAACTGAAAGAAACAAAATAACTTCAGATACAGGTGCTATTAAAGAAACTATATATTCTCGAATTGGTAAAATAAGTAAATTTATTCCGTCACGTATTATTAATGAAGCTAAAGATTTAAATGTGATTATTAAAAATGATTACAATAAAATGTCACACAATGCATCTGTTGCTCTTGAAGGAAATCAATATGGCAGAGCAAGTCAATCTTTGTCAGCAAGGGCAAAACTTTATGGTGGTAGAGTATACGCATTACGTACAAGAATGCGTGAAAGATATATGAAACATATGAAGTCACGAGAAGGCACTGGTGAGTTTATTGGTTTTGATGTAGCGTCAATGGCTGTTAAAGCCAATAGATACATGAGAGGTGATACAAGCAAGAAAACATTTGATGAATGGTTTGATGACTTAGTTCTTACGCATCTTGATAATGGTAATCCTGATTGGCATGCAGCTAACTATCAATATTTACCTGAGATAATTAGACAGGGTCTTGATGATCTTGATGGAATGTTAAGGGCTATGGATAAACTAGCACGAGAAGTAGGTGAGCTTGGAGATGATGTAGGTATACGTCAACAAATAAAAGATATTGCATTAGATGTAGAAAAACGAACTCAAGAAATTACAAAGATAAAAGAAACAATTAAATCAATAGATGATAGAGCTAAAGAGCGTATGGCTAGTAGCAGATCATCTACACCACAATACACAGCAAAGGAAAAGAAATTTAAAGACAACTTACAGGGTCAGCTAATGGTTGCTGAAAAACGAGTTGCTGATGCTGCACTAAACACAACTTGGTTAAGAGGTGTCTTGGCTTCACCAACAAGAAAGAACTATAAGTTTCCTATTTATTATGACAAAGCTTTATTACTTTCTAGTCCTGATAAAAGAGAAGAGTTAACACAGGTTTTTACCAAACATTTTTTAGAAGAAGATACTTATAAAAGATGGGAAGGCGACAAGTGGATTGATGTACAGATAGCAGGAAAAGCTGAAAAGGCTAGAGAAGAAGCAGAGAAGGTTGTCAATAAAATACTTGAGATAGGTGATAACTTACATGATACAAGCTTTATAGGCCCGGGTAAAGGTAAGCACTTAATGATTCGTGCTACCAATATACCTGAGTGGAAAGTTAAAGACTTTATTATAAGAGATGAGCGTGTATTAGAAAACTACATGGAAAAGATGGGCTTTCGTATTGAGTGGGGAAGAGCATTTGGTAAGGAAACTATTGATGAAATGCTAGATAGGCACGATATAATTATGAAAGCTGATGGCCTTTCTGAAAAAAGACGTGCTGAATTTAGAACAAATTTTCTTGCAGACTATGAACGTGAGGCAGGACAAATGATTAGATCACCTGACAGGTGGGATAACAAATACTCAAGAGTAACTAAGAAGGTTGCAGGTATGACTTATCTTACTGGTGCAGGAGTGACATCTATAATTGAGACAGTAGCTATGCCTATTTTTGAGCATGGATACGGCAGGGTATTTAGGACTGCTGTGCAAGCCGTTGATGGTAACTGGTCTAATATTAAAGCTAACGTAAAGAATCTTATGTATGTTAATGAGGGTATGGAGTTAGCAAAGTCTATAGCACAAAGAATATTTCTTACAGACACAACTAAAAACTTACAGCCGGGCAAGTTAGAACGTTCCGTTGAAATGATGGAGAAAGGATTTTATATTGGCAATGGTTTATCAATTATTACAAAGATAGGCAAAATGGTTGATATGGCTGTGCGTATACCAAAGTTCTTTGAGCAAATACAATCAATAAAAAATAATAGTGCATCTGCATTTGATATAGAAGAGCTTGGTCGTTATGGTATATCACCTGATGTAGCTAGAAGATTGGCTAACATGCCTTGGGAAAAAACAGAAACTGGTATGCCAGTTCTTAATCTAGCTGATTGGCCTGAAGCTACTGCATTAGACAGAGAACTTAAAAGAACTATGATGACTTATCTTGCATCTGCATCACGCAATACTATTATGCATGCCACTGCATTTGATAGACCAATGATCATGGATGGTTTTGTTTATGTAAAATATAAGCCATGGATGAGAAAACTTGGCATACAAGTTGATGAAAGAGCAAGCATTAAAGTAGGTAATAAGATTACATATCCTATGGCAAGGGTTGAGTCTGGTGTTATGGCATTCCCATTTCAGTTCTATAACTTTGCTTTTGCAGCAACAAATAGGATTGCAGCATCTATGCTTGATCCTGCAAGACAGCATAGAATGGCAGGTATGTCTGCATTGTTAGGCATGAGTTATATAACATTACTTATTAAGAAACCTGATTGGTGGTTTGAGAATAGAGATGCACCTGAGTTAATGATGCGTAGCTTTGAAATGTCAGGTATTACAGGAGTGTATTCAGATATTGCATATATGGCATTACATTCTGCAATCGCTACTGGCTTACATAATCCTGATGACTCATGGTTAAAGGGTAAATACAAGCCAACAGTTGGTGATCAGTTTGCAGACTTTGCAGGTGCAACGCCGGGCATGATGCGTGAGTGGGTGCTTGGCGCTCACGAATTGTTAACTGATCAAACTCCTGAAGGATTAAAAAGATTGTCTTACAACTTACCAATAATAGGCTTAACACCATTTGCTGAAGATATGAGAGAGCTAGGCAGAAGTATAACAAGGCAATGATTTGTGCGTTGCACACAATTACAACAACAAATAAGGTGCGAATATGACAATATCTTTAAGTGACAATACACCAAGAGTATCTTACGCAGTAGCAGAAGGTATTACACAAACTGCATTTACTGTCACATTTGAATTTTTTGATGATGCTGATCTTAACTTTTATGTTGATGGAACTCTTAAAACATTAACTACACATTATACAGTAACAGGTGGTGATGGCTCTACAGGTACTATTAATACAACAGCAGGTAACTCAGTAACTGGTATAGCCGGTGGATCAACTGTAGTTATCACAAGAAGTATTGCACTTGAGAGAACAACAGACTTTCCGTCTTCGGGTGCATTTGAAGTTGCTACACTTAACACAGAGCTAGATAGATTTACTGCTATAGCTGCAGAAATATCTGATGATAATGATAGATCAATACATTTACCAGATGATGATGCTGCTGTATCAATGACATTACCATCACAAGCAGATAGACTTGGTAAGGTTTTAGGATTTAATGCTACTACTGGTGCTGTTGAAGCAGGACCTACAATAGCTGATGTAAGTTCTTTATCTGCAATAACAGCAGACATCTCAACACTAGCTGATATTGAAGATGGCACAGATGCTACTGATGCTATTCAAATAGTGGCAGGTATATCAAGTGACGTAACTACAGTAGCAGGTATAGAAAGTAATGTAACTACAGTAGCAGGTCAGACAACTAATCTACAAAACGTAACAGACAATCTTAGTGCAATACAAAATGCTAGTACTAATGCAACTAATGCAAGTAATAGTGCTGATGCAGCTGCTGCTAGTGCTGTGGCTGCTGCTTTAAGTGCAGATAATTTTGACGATACATACTTAGGTTCTAAGAGTTCTGACCCGTCTGTTGACAATGATGGAGATGCTCTTAATGCAGGTGACTTGTATTTTAATACAACAAGCAATAATCTAAAGGTGTATACTGGTTCTGCATGGGCAGATGCAGCACTAACTGCTGCTGACTTTCTTACTGTTGCCAACAACTTATCAGACCTAAACAATGTAGGAACAGCAAGAACTAACTTAGGTTTAGGTACTATAGCTACACAGGCATCAGACAATGTATCCATTACAGGTGGTTCTGTGACAGGAATCACAGACCTTACTATAGCAGATGGTGGTACTGGAGCATCATCAGCGAGTGCTGCACGAACAAACCTAGGTTTAGTTATTGGCACTGATGTACAAGCATATGATGTAGATACAGCTAAATTAGATGTAACTCAACAATTTTCAAAAGCACAAATTCCATCAACTTTTGATGATACTTTTGCAAGTGTAAGTGGCTCATTTAATTTTGATAATTTCCAAAATTTTATCGTTACGTTGGCAAGTGGTATAAACACATTAGCAACACCAACAAGCGAAGAAGATAATGAGGGTCAAACTGGTGTTTTTATATTTATTCAACCTAGTAGTGGTACTGGAACAGTAGCTGTTGATACTGGTGGAGATTACGAAACTGTTGGTGGTGGTGCTTTAGAATTATCTGCTACTGTTGATGCTTATGATGTAGTTCCATACATTATAAAAGCTAATAATTCAATATTGCTAGGAACACCACAACTAGGATTTGCATAATGTTTAGTTCTGATAATTGGTTTGGAGCAAGTCCAAGGTTCTATAATGGGGTGGCAACTCAGTCATTGCGATTTGATGATGACAGTAGTGCTTATTTAAGTAGAACTCCATCAAGCACATCTGATACAAAAACTTGGGTTTGGAGTGGTTGGGTTAAGCGAGGAAATGCAGGATTATATCAAACCTTATTTATGGCAGGTACAAGCTCATCATCAAATTTTAGGCTTGTTGCTGAATTTACTGATAGTAAGTTTCAAATCTACTACTACAATGGTGGAAATAAATACATTTTACCATCTGCTGTTCATCGTGACCACTCTGCTTGGTATCATGTAGTTTTTGCTTGTGACACGACACAAACAACAGATAGTAATAAATTAAATATATATATTAATGGGGAAAAATTAACTGCTTTATCCACAGAAAACCAACCTACTACAGATTATTCTACTCAAATAAATAGCAATATTTTACATACTATTGGCAGAAGAACATATGCTTCAGACCAATTTTTTGATGGCTATCTTGCAGAGGTCAATTTTGTAGATGGATTATCATTTTTTTCAGATACATCTGGAACTCCAAATACAGCATTTAATATTAACAGTTTTGGCGAAACTAAAAATGGTGTATGGATAGCTAAAGCATATACTGGCTCATATGGTACTAATGGATTTAGGTTAGCTTTTGATTCTGGTGATTTGAATCTTAGTGTCAACCCAATAACAGACCCTTATGGAAGTGCTACAGATGTTCCTGCTGATGGTTTAGCAGATGCAAGTGGTCAAGGAAATCATTGGGTTTCAAGTGGTATAGATGCTGAAGATTGTGGTATGCCTGATAGTCCTGAGAATAATTTTTGTACCTACAACCCATTATATTCTTGGGCAACAACAAATACTACATTATCAGAGGGCAATTTAAAAAGTACAGAAACTGGTACAGCATTTGGAGCAAAAGGTATTGGAACTATTGCAGTTAATTCTGGTAAATGGTATTTTGAAACACACCCACATTTAATGGGAAATGCAAATTATGCTAATATTGGTGTAATTGATGTATCAGAAATGACCACAACAACTGGAACTGGTAGCGATACTGGTAAGTTCAAGGCGATATGTTATGCAAGTTATCAAGGTCGTAAGTCTGCATATGGTACTGGTGTAGATAGCAGTATTACATTAGATGGTTTAGGACAATCAAGTTATGGGGATAGTTGGGGAGCAACTGATATTATAGGGGTTGCTTTAGACATTGATAATGATGCTATTTATTTTAGTAAAAATGGAACTTGGCAAAATAGTGCAACAAGTGCTGAAATTTCAGCAGGAACAACAACAAACTCTGCGTATACTGGGAAATTGTCTGGTCTAACTTGGACAGTTGCACAAGGTAATGGATTAAATGCAAATAACTTTGGCTTTACTTTAAATGCAGGGCAAGATGCAACATTTGCAGGATATTTAGACGGAACAACTGGCAAAGAAGTTGGAACAGAAACACCAAGCCAGGGAGCAGGGGTGTTCAAACATACTGTGCCAAGTGGCTTTCTAGCATTATGCACAGCTAACCTTGAAGAACCAACCATAAGTCCTAATGCAGATACACAAGCTGATGATTATTTTAATACTAGACTTTATGTTGGTAATGGTTATCCAACAACAAATGGTCAAACTATAGATGGTGTAGGATTTAAATCAGATTTTACTTGGATAAAAGACAGAGATAGAAGTGGCTATAATCATTATTTATTTGATTCAATTAGAGGTGCTACAAAAAAATTAATGTCAACTGTGTCTAATCCAGAAGGCACAGAAGGAACTTCACTCACATCTTGGAATATTGATGGGTTTGTATTAGGTGCTAATAATGAAGTGAATTATGAAAATGATGATTTTGTTTCTTGGAACTGGAAAGCAGGAGGAACTGCTGTACTCAATGAACAAGGGAGTATTAATAGTAATGTAAGTGCAAACACAGATGCAGGGTTTAGTATTGTTAGCTTTACTGGAAATGGAAGTAATGATGCAACTATAGGACACGGATTAGACACTACTCCTGCTATGATTATCACTAAAAACAGAGATGATAGTGTGAATTGGAGAGTATGGCATAAAGATTTACCATCAAATTATGTATTATTTTTGGCATCAACTCTTGGGGAGATTGTACCAGCTGGACACTCCAATGGATATATAAAAACTGTAGGCGATACAACTTATTCTGTTTATCAAGCAAATATAGATACTAATGGAGTAAATGGAAGTGGTGATGCTATGATAGCCTATTGTTTCGCAGAGATAGAGGGCTACAGTAAATTTGGCAGTTATACTGGTAATGGTTCAACAGATGGTACGTTTGTTTATACTGGCTTTAGACCTGCTTTTGTTCTTGGGAAATCGATAAGTTCAACTGGAGATGATTGGTTTATATTTGATAGCGAAAGAGACCCACATAACGTAATTGGTTTAGATTTAAATCCGAACAGTACTGCTAATGAACCAACAACACCAGGAACATATGTGGATTTTGTAAGTAATGGTTTTAAATTTAGGGCAACATCTGGTTTAGTAAATGATGGAACAACATTCATTTATATGGCATTTGCCGAAGCACCATTTAAATATGCTAATGCGAGATAGGAGAAGATAATGGCTTGGTTACACAATGGAAGAAGAATTAAAGTCGGTAAGTCATTTACAGACGATAATGGATATAAACATCCTTATAATTGGGCATCAGCTTGGTCAGCAGAGGACAAAGCAAGTATCCCTTTAGTTTGGGAAGATGAGCCAGATACAAGCTATGACAAACGATTTTATTGGGCAAGAGATGTAGAACGTAACTTAAATGATATCAACGTGGTAGATGAAGATGGCAATGCAGTTATAGACCCTATAACTAATGCACAACAAGTACAGTTAGGTTTGAAATCACAATGGATAGCACAAACCAAATCAACTGCTAATGGGTTATTAACTGCTTCTGATTGGTATGTAGTTAGAAATGCTGAAAAGTCTGTAGCTATTCCATCGGAGATAAGCACTTACAGAGATGCTGTAAGGACTGCTACAGGCACAATAGAAACTGCAATAAATGGTTGTGCAGATTTAGATGCTTTTAAGGCTTTGTTTGTAGTGCCAGTTGATGGTGATGGTAATCCTACTGGCAATGCACCTATCTATGATTTCCCTGACGAGGTGTAAATGGAAGTTGATGGAGCTATAATTTGGAATGTAATTCTAACACTAATTATAATCCCATATGCTTGGGCATTTAAAAATTTATATGCTGAAGTTACTAGGCTCCAAATACTTTTAAACAAAACAAGAGAAGAATATGCTTCAAAGGAAGATTTACGAGATACATCAAGTCGTATAATGGAAGCGTTACACAGATTAGAAGATAAGTTAGACAAAGTTTTAAGTAGGTGATGCTATGCTTGAAATGCTAGTGGTTGCCAATTCTGCCTTTGCAATAATCAAACAGACTATACAAAATGGCAGAGAATTATCTTCAGCAGGTGCTGCAATCGCTAACTTTGTAAGTGCAGAAGAACAACTCAAACAAGATTTAAGTAAAAAAAAGAACAGTATTTGGACTAACTTTCTAGGTAAAACAGACAATGACCTAGAAGAGTTTATGGCTTTGGAAGAGATACGAGTTAAGAACGATCAGCTTCGTGAGTTCATGCAGTTATATGGCAGAGCAGGTTTGTATAATGATTATGTATCTTTTTGTGCAGAAGCTAGGAAGAATAGAAAGCAAGCTAGAATAGATGCAGAGAAACATAGAGAAAAGATAAAAGATATAGTGCTGAAAGTTGTACTAGCTATACTTATTACTGCTTTATTCTCAGGTGTCATTACAGTATTGGTAATTATAGCCAAAAAGAAAGGTATCATATGACAGCTTTCCTACTTGCTTGCACATTAAATGGTATTGTTAATGGTGGTATATATTTTAAGAATGTTAATGTGTGTATACATTACAAGTATGCATTAGATAACCAAACATTTATGAAAGGTGATGAGCCACAAACATATGAGTGTATATGCAAGCTCGTACCTTTTGTAGATACAGACAAAGTAAAGGTGTACTAATGGTTACAGTAGAACAGTTTCTTAAATGGAAGATATTACCAAGGTGTATGATGCTTGCTAGTACAGTCATGTCATGGAGATGTGCTGAGTGGTTCATGGATTTAGATGTACCGACTGCTGCACAGTCAGCATTTGTATCTGTTGTTATGGGTGTGATGACAGGTGTCTTTGGTATATGGATGGGTCACGAACATAAGGAGCATAAGTAATGTTGACAGCATTGATAGGACCAGTAAGTAATTTACTTGGTAAGTTTATAGAAGATAAAGACATGAAGAATAAGTTGGCACATGAGGTGGCAACAATGGCTGAGAATCATGCACAAGAACTAGCCAAAGGTCAGCTTGAAATCAACAAAGCAGAGGCACAACATAAGTCAATCTTTGTTGCAGGATGGAGGCCATTCATAGGTTGGACTTGTGGTGTAGCACTATGTTGGCATTTTGTATTAGCACCAATAACAATATTCTTGTGTGCTTATATCGGAGTTGCTATACCTGAGTTACCTACATTTGACATGGGATCATTGATGACAGTGTTGATGGGTATGTTAGGTTTAGGTGGACTTAGAACATATGAAAAACAAAAGGGATTGACGAAATGAATATGGAGGAATTTAAGAAAGAGATCATTGAAGATGAAGGTGTTAAGCACGAAGTTTATCTTGATCACTTAGGCCTACCTACTATGGGTGTAGGTCATTTAATTACTGAATGGGATGAGGAATATGAAAAGCCTGTGGGTACTCCTGTATCTGAGGAACGAGTAGAGAATTGTTTAAAGCAAGATATCCACGTAACAATAGATGAATGTAAAAAACTTTATGAAGACTTTGATGTACTACCGGTAGATGTGCAACATATTATTGGCAACATGATGTTTAATATGGGTAGACCAAGACTATCTAAATTTAAGAACATGAAGAAAGCAGTCGATCAACGTGATTGGTTTGAAGCTGCATATGAAATGACTAACTCTAGGTGGTACAAGCAAGTACCTAACAGAGCAGGTCGTTTAGTGGTACGTATGCAAAACGTTAAGACATAGAATAACTTTCGTAACCGAAAGTCATTCGAACCTACGATGTCTATACATTTGATTGTCATTGGTTTTTATGTTTTGTGTTGACCAGTCTTCTTTTTCTTCTTCTATTTTTTTGTTACGCTTTTGTAAGTCTTTAAATATCTGTCGCAACTCTGCATTGCCTTGTCTTCTATCGCCTTTGCATTCCGGGCATAGCTTTCCATACTGATACTTACTCATCTCTATGTTTATACCACAGTCTTCGCATTGACTATTGTTTCTTATTGGGCCTGATGTTCTCATTTTAATCTCCTTGTAAAACATAAAGCATAAGTATACACACACAAGTCAAAAGAAATATGTACAAACCTTTCTTAGATTTTTTCTTGGTTTTGTATCTACTTAGAATTGATGTGTGCATATACCTATACAAACTCATTAGAATGGAACTTCGTCTGTGAACTCTTCAACATTTGCAGTACCCTGTTTGATAGCTTGATACTGATTAGAGCCACCAGTGAAGCTCTGAGAGCCTTGAGTGGATGTTTTATCGCTTACCTTTGCATCCATATAATCATTACCTGCTTGTGATGTAGCAAACCATATAGCCAAACGTCTCTCTTCATAGTCACCGGATAGGTGTGGTGCTTTAGCATTTTGGCTGTCGTTTTCAAATAACACACCAACCTTTTTGTATACCTCACGTATAACTTTACCGGATGGCAGTGTTGCTTTGACAATGACATGGTATTCTTCAGCACCATTGTTGTTTAGCTTGCCTTGTCCTACAAGGACATTGTTTTCACGAGGTGCAAAGAATGCACCTCTGTCTGTGTCGTCATATTGTTGATCCATTAGAAACTCCTACTTGATTTGTGATTGGATGTTTTAGTATTGATAGTGCCGATATCTTTTTTATTGGTATCACTAGCAGCATTGCCATCATCATCAGAAGCAAGACCCATGATAGCTTGCAATGCATAACGTTTAGCATAGGTAATAGCACTACCCATTGCTTGAGCATCATCTTCTTTACCTTTCTTGATAAGGACTGGCACAAAGCTAGTCAACGTTTCGCTATCGTTACTATGCGAAACTGTTGTCTCTACATATATAGACATATGCATACGTTGCTTATGTTCCCCATCTTCTAGTATAGCATTCTCATACTTAACTGATTGTGAGAATGACAAACCAAACTCTGCTCCATGGTTGGCAGCATTGATAACACTGGTCAAGTCTGCATAGCTACTATGGAAGAATGGATTGTTACTACTTTTCAATGCAGATATATTTAACTGCTGAAATTTAGACATAGCTTCTTTAAGTGATTTACAAGGCTCAGTATTTTTGGTACTGTTACTAGTCTTGTGTTCTCCCACGTTGACACCCGGGGTTGAGTTTGTTGTGGGCTTGACCCCATTTTTATTTTGATTAGACAAGAGTCTCTCCTTTCATTGGTTTAGTTTTAAAGAATCCTTTATGTGCAGGATTGTCGTGCATAAATAGCCTAGAGTAAAAGGCTATATAATCATTACTTATTTTAAAGTCTACGTCTGAAGTAGTGATGGCTGTCTCCCATCTGATACGACCTACGATTAACCATGGTGAACATTTCTTTGCACCACTGCTAATAGCTTGTAATGTATACTTGGTAAAGTAGTTGTATACATGTGGGTTATCTTTGTGATACTCCCACCATTTCTTTTTCTTTTCTAGGAATGTCATTTATAACTCCTATTTTTAGTTTGATTTTTAATATCGTCTACTAAACTTTGTTTGCTTTCCCATTCATTATTTAAAAAATTAGTTATTGTTTCCCAATAATCAATGTACGTTTCTTTAAAGTACCATTGTACTTGTTCCTTATTTAACATCGCTTATCTCCTTGATATGTATAGTTAATGCACCACGTTTGTTGCGTTTGATTGATAGCTTGTCGGTGTAAACCTCACGTTCATTAGGTTCTACAAGAGACTTGAGTTCTTTCTTTGCGTTCTCAAATATTTTTGTATCATCAAAGTGAGCAATGTAATGATGCTGTAACTCTACAAAGAAGTTATCTTGACTAGCATCACGAGTAACCATGTTATCTATAGTCATGTGCTGTACTCCAGTTGGTAATTCATTTGGCATGTCAGCACTTGGTGGTATGTCTTTCTCAACATGATTCCAAAAGTCTTGTAGTATAGGTAGCATACGATTCCATTCATCATCGCTACGTTCTACTAGTTTACATTCCCATTGGTTACCAAAGATAACTGATAGGTACATACTTTTTATATTAACAACCTGCATATATAACTGTATCTGTGGTGTATAGTAAGCAAGTATATCATCAAACTTTCTGAATGAACTGGTGTGTTTACATTCAAGGCCAACATACACATCATCTTGTAATAACATTCCATCAAGTGTTGCTTTGAAAGGTATGCCACCAATCTTATGTGATACCTCATGTTGAAAGGCAAGCACTTGTAAGTTGTACTCATGCTCAAACCAAGCAATGTTAAAGGCTTCTGTGTATGTACCAAGCTGTACATTGAATTGATCTGATAAATCTTTTGGTTCTGCTTTGCCAGTTTTTTCTAACCATAACTGATGCCAGTCACCACTCATTATCTTGACTGCATCTGATCCACCGATGAATCCCATTCGCCATTTGGGGTCACGAACTGGTGGCTTTAGATTAACTACGCTCATTGTGTTCTCCTTTTTGTTTTATTTTACTGCATTATTGCACCAATTACTAGCCCTCTTCTGCATTATTTTGGGCTAACTCTAGCATTTCCAATAGCTTCATACGCTTTTGGTATCGCCATTCTCCTGCATCACGAAACTCAGACAAGCTAGGAAAGAATGTCTTTGTCTTGGATACATGCTTGACGGCATGCAAGAAGATATCGGCAGGATAATCTTGCAAGCCTTCAGCAATCAGACGTATACGCATTGCAATATCTGACTGTGATTCCTGTGATGGTTTGACCATAACCATCATACATTTAAGAAGCTCTTGTTCCATTTGCTCCAATGGCATAGGTGTCATAGCATATGCAAGTACATTTAAACCCTTATCTATTTGCCCACGGGTAGGCTGCTCAATTAGTTTGTATCCACGCACACTGAAGTCGTTGTTAAGTACTTCCTCGTAGTTTAGAATTGATGCCAAAGAAGAAAGAACTTTTTGCTCGATCTCTTTTGGAGTTGTAGTTGTTAGGCTTTTTAGTGCTAATTGTTTTTTGTTGTGGCTTAATTGTAACTGCATTGCCCTTCTCTCTGTTAGATAGTATGTTATTAGTAGGTTCGTGTGTCACTGTGTCACCCTCTGAGTGACACTCTGTCACTTCCACGGTGACAGGCTGACACTTCCGTACTCTATATATGTTTACCTGATTCTTTCCCTGACGTTTGCGAATCAAAAATTTTTTATTGACTAGGTGTTCAAGCTTACGAATGACAGTTCGTTCACTGAGTCCAGACTTATTTGCAATCGTACTGATGGATGGGTAAGCAATCATTGTATCTTGGTTAGCATAATGATTGATTGTCAATAGCACAAGCTTGGCTACTGCATCACCAACATCAGCATCCAAGATACCTTGGATATTTTTAAAGGACATACTTACCAATCGATCTCTTTTAAATCAAATTGTACTTTTAATTGATGAAATGTTTCATCAAGTTTTTTCAAATCAGATAAATAAATATCTTGTATATCATAAGTACTATTCAAAATATTACGCATTACATGAAATGATTCTTCTATAACATTGAATTGTTCTGTTGTTAAATTTGGTTTAGTCGTCTTGTTTTCTTTGGTCATTTGGTTCTCCATAGTTTCTTGACTGTTGACTCTGATAAAAACATAACCCATCTAGGTTCTGCATTACCACCTCTCTTATATATAACAGCATCCCGGTTAATCATTGTTGTGAATGGGGATGGGAAGCTGCTATTCTTACGATACTTTACTTCACAGATTACTTCTTGTCCGTTGAGGTTGATGACGAGGTCGCCTTTATATTCGCCTCCCAACGCTCCACTAAGAGGCTGACGCTTTGTTTTGATCTTCCACGAGTTGAAGAGCTTGACGAAGAAGTTCTCATGGTATGTTCCTTTTCTGCTAGATGTGCTTGCCAATTTGATTTCTCCTTACAATTAAAACAAATGAAGAAAGTTCTACTGCTCTTTACTTTCGTAAAGTATCTGCTGTGTGTACCACACACATCACATTTCTTCATTGAACTTTGAGCTTACAATCTAAAGCTTCAATCCAATCTAAAAGCATAAAGCCTGAAGGCAAGCGTTCATATCTTTCCCACTTACCTATTAGGCTATCGGCACATCCAATCTTGTAAGCTAATGCTTCTTGAGATAATTGCATTTCGTTACGCTTGTTTACTAGTGACGAAACCAATTCCTTCCAATTAGGATTGATGGGAACTGGTGTTGCCCTGTAGTTGAACATGTCTGAATGCTTTGAGTATTCTTTGTGCTGTGTCAAATCTTAAATCCATTCCGTTCATTGCTCTATAGTATGTACTGGTAGGCACACCTGCTACAATAAACATGTCTTTCAAACGCACATTATTATCGGAAGCTATGTCTTGAAGCTGTTGTATATACTTGCACAATACCATACATACAGAACTACTGCATATATGCAGTATGTGCAAGCATATAATTTATTTATCTTCAGGAGGTAATTCAGATTCTAATTTATTTATCTCTCTCTGAATATAATTTAATACCTGATACAAAGCAGTTAGCTTGCCATAGTTATTGGCAGTATCAGTATTCTTTTTTATTATTTCTGCTACATCATTTGTCATTTAAATTTCTCCTCTATTAAGTGTTGCATTAAGTTGTTAGTTAATTCATCTATACAACTTGTGTTTAGTTTGTGTTCTTCACATTGGTTTTGAAACTCATTCAATGTCATGCCTGATATATGATCTACAATAGCATCATATATTGTATCATTTACTGGATGAGACATGCTAACTCCAATGCTTTGAATAATGTTGATGCCAATTTACCTTTCTTTCTATGTTGCAAGCTTTGTCATCATCTTCATTCCATTGTTTAAGAAGTGCAGCACATGCAAATGCATGTGACACACTATACTCTTTGCGTATATACTCGATGGCTTGCTCGTTAGTCATCTCTTCAAGCAACTCACCAAAGCGTTGCTCGACTTCTATACACTGATCACTTAGTCTACTCATGGCTATACTCCTTTACTCTATTTGTTACACCATAATGCTCAAGCATTGGTTGCTCTTGCCATTCAT